ATTGCATTCGGTGGCACTCGGACATATCACCGCATGACCTGCGCCATCGAAGATGCGGGCTTTGAGATACGGGATTGCATCCAGTGGATATATGGCTCGGGATTCCCGAAAAGCCTTGACGTGAGCAAGGCGATTGATAAGCAGGCAGGGGCGGAGCGTGAGGTGGTGGGTAAAGGAAAACCAATGCGTTCGCTTGGTGTCATGCACGATGATAAATGGATAAGTGATGCTGAATATGCTCTCACCGCCCCCGCCACACCCGCCGCCCAGCAGTGGCACGGCTTTGGCACTGCGCTCAAGCCCGCAAACGAGCCCGCCGTCCTTGCACGGAAGCCACTGTTAGGCACGGTGGCCGACAATGTCATGACGTGGGGATGCGGTGCGCTGAACATTGACGGGTGCAGGGTGGAGGGAAGTGATAGCGATATCAATGCACGCAAACAAAAAACCATTAAAGACAAGTTGGCAGACAAACAAATATACAATGACGGATGGTATGGAAGCGGTGCGGGATGGTCTGCAAGTACCGGCCGCTGGCCCGCCAACGTCATCCTCGATGAGGAGGCGGCGCAGATGCTGGATGCGCAGAGTGGGCACGACGCCTCACGCTTTTTCTACGTTGCCAAGGCATCGAGGGCGGAGCGGGAAGCGGGGCTGGACGGGATGAAGGTGCAAATAGCACAATCAACTGGCATGAGTGGCGATAGCATGCCATTAAGACAAAATGGAACTGAACGAAAGACGCCCATGCGAGCCAACCATCATCCCACGGTCAAGCCCATCACACTCATGCGCTATCTCGTTCGCCTCGTCACGCCGCCGGGCGGTACGGTGCTTGACCCGTTCATGGGCTCGGGGTCGACGGGGTGCGCCGCCATGCTCGAGGCGATGCAATTCATCGGCATTGAGCTGAGTGCCGAGTACCTTGAGATTGCACGGCGACGCATTGAGTTCCATGAATACACCGTGCGTGAAAAGAATCCGATGGGCTTGTAATTTGACGCACTCCGTACAATAGAAGTAGGAGGCATCATGACCAATTTTCGCCACGACTTCCGCCACTGGCCCAGCGTCGCCGCATTCCGTGCGCACCTCGCTCCGCATCATCCAAGCATTGCATGGTGGGCAATGGGCGTCACTCTGCATCACACATGGAAGCCCCGCCGCCAAGATTGGCGTGGGCTCCGCACCATGCAGGGCATCAAGAAGTACTACGAGGGGCTGGGCTGGGATGCGGGCCCGCATCTGTTCATTGCGTGCGGCTCCCCTGATCCGGCCGACGATGGCATTTGGCAGATGACGGCGCTCAACGAGATGGGCATCCATGCGGGCTACCCCGCCAACCGCCAGCATTGGGGCATTGAGGTCGTGGGCAACTATGACGCCGAGCCGTGGTCAATGCCACTGCATGACTTGGTGGAGGGCGCTACGCTGGCTCTGCTCGATTGGCGTGGCCTTGCGGTCGGCGCCAGGACACTGAAAGGGCATCGTGAGTGGGGAAGCCCGAAGACATGCCCAGGCCGAGCGATTGATATGGACATCATCCGGCGGGATTTCGCACAAGCACAGATGAGGGAGCAATGACGGAAAGCGTTGAGGTCAAGCTTGCGAGGCTTGAGGAAAAGATTGACCAAGTGCTGCGCCGCTTGGAAAACGGCGACCGGCAATTCCGTGAGATGGACGGACGGGTTGCGCACCTCGAGCAACAGATTAACCGACTGTGGGGCGGCATTGCCTTGGCCACGGTCATCATCCCGCTGATTATTCGCTACATGATGGGAGGCTGATAATGGAAAAGCCGTGGTATCAAAGCAAGACGCTGTGGGTCAACATCCTGACCCTGCTTGCGCTCATTCTTGGCACAGTGGCACAGTGGCCAGAGCTCCAAGCCCTGGCACCGCAACTGCTCGGCGCACTGAGCGTGGTCAACATCTTGCTCCGCTTGCTCACCGATAAGCGCTTGGTGTAGTCATGGCGACACGGAAGCCGAGTGCCCGCCGTGAGGTATCACTCATCCGTGTGCCGGAGGTGCTCGACGCCATTGAGGAGCTGGGCATTGTTCAACACGCATGCGCCGCCGTCGGCTTCGATAGGCGCACGCTGTACCGCATGATGGAAAGCGACGCCAGCGTAGCCGAAGCGGTGCGAGGAGCGGTGGAGCGGGGCAGGGAGAAGCGGCGCGACTTCCTCGAGAGCCTTGCCTACAAGATGGCACCGGAGAATCCCGTCATGGTCATGTTTCTGCTGAAGCGTGAAGACCCGTCATACCGAGAGAGCTACAATGTCAATACGACCAATGCCCCAACCAACTTCGTCATCGACCTCGGTACTGCGGATACGTCACTCGATGCTGCTCCCGCATCAGATGAGGTTCCTTCAGTCGAAGGCGAAGTATCTCTACTACAAGGGCGGGATTCGTAGTGGCAAAAGCTACGCCGGAGCACTCAAAGTGCTTACCATGCCCATGCACAGCAAAGCCATCGTGGCGGCGCCGTCGTATGAGAATATCCGCAACGGCTCGCTCCGCACGTTGCTCAATCTCATCTCGGAGTTTGAGCGCCGTAGTGGCATGACCATTCTCGACGGAAAGCCTCGATTGTCAGCGCCGTACATGATCCGCCTTATCGGTGATAGGGAAATCGTGTTTTTCTCCGAGAACAATTTCAACCTTGTGCGTGGTATGGAGGCGGCGCTGTGCTGGATAGACGAAGCGGGGCACATGGATGAGTACATTGACGGCATGAACACACTGTGGACGGTGGCGCTGGGTCGACTCAATCAGGCGCCGGGGCAAATCATTCTGACCTCATCGCCCAACTTTAAGAAGCCGTGGTCGTCAAACCTCTTCCGTGACAACGCCCACGATCCGGAGTACGAAACTATCTTCGCTTCCACGTTGGACAACCACTTCTTGAGCGAGGAGTACAAAGCCTCACTGAGAAAGAACTACACCAGTGAGATGTACGCACAAGAAGTACTGGGGCAGGACATCAACCCATCAGGGAGTTTGTTCCAGCGCCATTGGTTCACCGTAGTGCCCACCGCTCCGCAGGGTCTTGCATGGTCACGGTACTGGGACCTCGCCGCCTCGACCAAGCAAAGTGCCGACTACAGCGCCTCCGTGCGGGTCGCTCTGCATGACGGTGTCCTGTACATCGCCGACGGCATCAAGATGAAAGCAGAGTGGCCAGACGTGCGCAAAGTGATTGTCGCCACCGCTCTTGCCGAGCAGGGCACGGTGCTCGGCATCGAAGAGGCATTGCATGGCTTGGCGGCAGTGCAGGAACTGCGCCGCATGCCAGAGCTAACGGCGACCACGTTGCGAGGTATCAAGGTGGACAAGGACAAGCAGAGCCGAGCCATGCCGTGGGCGGCACGTGCCGAAGCGGGAGCGGTGCGCATCGTGGCAGGGAGCTGGGTAAAAGACTTTATCGACGAGGTGGTCGCATTCCCGAGCGCACCACACGACGACTATGTAGACGCGGCGTCGGGCGCAGTCGCCATGGTGGCACGCCCCGCAGTGAAATGGGGGTTTAGCTAATGCCTATCACATCGTACCCGGGATGGGTCGACAAACTGCGGATGAACGACGCACTCAAAGGCACCATCGATGCGTATGCGTCGGTGCCGATGCTGTACCGTGCGGTGAATCTGCGGTGCGACGCCATCAGCACCGTGCCCACCAAGCTGTACCGCTTGGAGGAGGAAGCCGAGTGGCCATTCCGTCAAGACTTGGGCCAACTCATCAAGGAAACTGAGCGCCACCTGCTGCTCACCGGCGGTGCCTTTTGGCTCAAGCTGCGCCGAGGCAATGTACTCACCGGCTTTCAGATTCTCAACCCGACGACCATGCGAGTGGACTGGGACACACGCAAAGCACAGCCCGGCAATCCGTATGCAGGCATCACGTTTCACCAGAGCGTGGGCGATGCGCAATACGGGCCATGGAGCATTGACGACATTGTCTATTTCCGTGAGCCATCGCTGTATGACGAAGTGCGACCCGGTCTTGCACCGGCAAGCGTTGCGCTGCAGAGTGCTCAGCTCGGCCACTACTTGGAGCGCTTTGCGTCTCACTTTTTCGAGGGCGGTGCACAGCCAATCACGGTGTTGAACCTGCCGGAAAACATGGACGAAAGCGAGTTCAAGCGATTTCAGACGGAGTGGACGTCACGTTTCAGCGGAGTTATTAACGCATTTCGCACGGCGTTCGTCCGGGCTCCCGACCTCAAGGTCAGCACCATCACGCCACCCATCAATGAGTTGATGTTGCCCGAACTCCAAGAGCGCGTCATCACGAGCATCGCCATGACGTTGGGCGTGCCCCGCACCATGCTCGAGGCAAGTGCTGCGAATTACGCCACGGCCGACAGCGACCGACAGAGCTTTTGGCGTGAGACCATCGTGCCACGACTCAGCCTGTACGACCAAGTGCTCAACAACCAACTGCTTGAGCCGCTCAATTATCAGCTTCGCTTCAATCCCGAGGCGCTGGACGTGTTGCAGACCGACGAGGCGATGCGCGCCGGATCACTGCTCCAGCTTGTGCAAGCCGGCGTGCCACTGCGTGGAGCGATGACGATTTTGGGGTATGACCAAATCGAAGAG